AGCAGGTCGGCATGACGTCGGAGGACGCGCAGTTCCTCCAGACGCGGGCCTTCCAGCGCGGCGAGATCGCTACATGGTTCGGCGTGCCGCCGCACATGGTCGGCGATACCGAGAAGTCTACTTCCTGGGGAACGGGCATCGAGCAGCAACAGATCGGCTTCGTCGTCTGGACCTTGCTGCCCTGGCTCGTGCGCTGGGAGCAGGCGATCAACCGCCAACTGATTGTCGCTACGCAAGCCTACTACGCCAAGTTCAACGTCAAGGGGCTGCTCCGCGGCGACACGGCGGCGCGGTACGCGGGTTATGCTATCGGCCGCCAGTGGGGATTCCTGAACGCCAACGAGATTCGGGCGTTCGAGGACCAAGATCCGATAGACGGGCCAGCAGGCGAAGAGTATCTGAACCCCTTGAACTTCGCGCCGGCAGGAGAGAAGAGGCCAACACTGCCGCCACCTCCGTCGAATGGGCAGGCGCAACTCCTGGCGCATGACTTCGTGAGCCGCCTGGTCGATAAAGAGATCGGGCTGGTGCGCAAGGCGGCCCCCAAGCATGCGGCGGACGCGGACGGCTGGGAAGCGTGGCTCGCGGACTTCTACGGCCGCCACGCCGAAGACCTGGCGGCTACACTTCACATTGACCCGGACGCCGCGGCGCGGTACGCCGAAGAGCACCGACAGCAGATAGCCGAGCACGGCGTCGGCATCATGGAGCAGATGGAATCAGAATGGCTATCGCGCCTCGCGGCGCTGGCCCTTGGAGGTGAGTGACATGGAGAACATCAACAACAGCCTTCGGATGCTTGCGGAGACGCCCTGGCTCATCGAGAAGTCGGCGTTGGAGCGCATGGCGCGGCGGGCGATGGCGGGACCTATCGACGCTGCGGTCCCCGTTGCGGCGCGTCCGATGGCTCGGCAAGGTAGCGTCGCCGTCCTGCCACTGTACGGTATTCTCCGGCAGCGCGGCCCGACATTCATGGACATGCTCTTCGAGGGCGGCGGCACAAGCACGGATGCCTTCGCAGCGGCCTTCCGGCGCATGGTGAACGATACCACCGTCAGCGCAATCGTGATCGACGTCGACTCCCCGGGCGGCTCCGTCTTCGGGACGCCTGAGCTCGCCGACGAAATCCTGAAGGCGCGGGGCACGAAGCCCGTCATCGCCGTGGCCAACAGCCTTGCGGCGAGCGCCGCCTACTGGGTCGCGTCGGCAGCGGACGAGATCGTGGGCACCCCGTCCTCGATGGTGGGCAGCATCGGCGTCTACACCATGCACATCGACTTCTCCAAGATGGACGAGATGATGGGCATCAACGTGACCTACGTCGCCGCCGGCAAGTACAAGGTTGAGGGCAACATGGACGAACCATTGGGCGACGAGGCGCTAGCCGCGCTCCAGGAGCAGATAGACGAATACTACGACTCCTTCGTCTCCGCCGTCGCCAAGGGGCGGAAGACAACGCCCTCCGCAGTCCGTAGCGGCTACGGCGAGGGTAGAGTCGTGACGGCGAAGCAGGCGCTCAAGCTGGGCATGATTGACCGCATCGGGACGCTGGAGCAAACGCTGGCGCGGTACGGCGCGTCGATGGACGGCGCGGTACGGGCGGAAGAGCCGATGGAGATTGACGTCCAGACGTCAGAAGAGCCGGAGATCGAGGCCAGCGACGACACGCCGCTGCCGGAGAGCACGGGCGAATCGCTGGACATCAGGCGGCGTCGGCTGGAATACCCGGCAACGAAAAGGGCTTGACACAGCTCGCCCCCTAGCCTACGATGACGGCATGGTGAGACCAGCGTCTACTTCCGTGATTGCGCAGCCTCCGTATTTGCTCGTTGCTGGTCTCACCACCTCTGCGGGCGATGCGGGGGCTGTGTTTTCTTATGGAGGGAAGACATGCCAGCAGTAAAGACGCAAGAGAAGACCACCGTCATCGAAATCCCCAAGATACAGATTTCCCAGATGGAGATCGTCCTAGTCGGGGATTCGCCCCTTGTCTCGCACAAGTGGTCAGACAAGGCCAAGAAGATGATGCTCGGCAAGCAGATGAAAGAGGCCAAGACAGCGAAGGAAGCCAAAGACCCTCATCAGGATTATCTCGACAGCATGTACGAGCACCCGGATGGCGGGTACGGGTTCCCCACCATCGCGTTCAAGGCAGCGGCTATCAAGGCGTGTCGCTTCACAGACGGCGTGAAGATGACGGAAGCGCGCGGGGCCTTCCATGTCGTCGGCGATCTGGCGAAGGTCGAGGGCGAGCCGAACATGCGCGAGGACATGGTGCGGATAGCGATGGGCACCGCCGACATCCGCTATCGCGGGGAGTTCAAGCAGTGGAAGGTTCGGCTGCTTGTGCGCTACAACGCCAGCGTCTTGTCTCCGGCGCAAATCTACAACCTGTTTAACCTCGCGGGCTTCGGCGTCGGGGTCGGTGAAGGTCGACCCGAGAAGAACGGCTCCTGGGGTATGTTCCATGTGGAGGCGTCAGAATGAAATACGAATGGAAAAGCGGGGCGCATCTATCCGGCAATGTGGAAGCGGTCGGTAAATGCCTAGAGACGATACGTGAGCGCGACGGCGTTCTGACAACGGACGCCGTGATCCGAGAGGCGAAGGCTGCTAAGTCGCCGCTGCATCGCTACATCGAGTGGGATGACACCCAAGCCGCCGCCGCCTACCGAGAGGTTCAGGCGCGGTATCTCATTCGCTCGATAGTGACCGTGCTGGACGAAGGCGACGGTGAGCCGCTTCGCGCATTCGTCGTCGTGACGACAGACGACCAGGATGGCTATCAGTCCTTGCGTGTGGCAATGAGCGACGAAGCGATGCGTCAGCAGGTGATCGCACGGGCAAAGCGCGAACTCGCCGATTGGCGCGACCGTTATCGGGAACTGAAAGAACTGGCAGACATCTTCGCGGCGCTCGATGGGGCGCTGGCTATAGCCGTCTAATAGGGCAGGCGGGGCGAGCCCTGGCAGGGTTAGGCAAGGCGAGGCGCGGTCTGGTGTGGTACGGCAGACGGGGTTTGGCACGGTCCGGTCAGGTTGGGCGTGGTGCGAGAGGCGGGGCGGGATACGGCATGGCACGGTGCGGCAGACATGGCGCGGCACGGTTTGGTTGGGCCAGGTAGGGCTTGGTAAGGTCAGGCGAGGTCAGGTGCGGTGAGGTCTGGTGTGGCAGGCAGGGGTACTTGACAAGACGGAGCGAGTGTACTAGCATCTAAACAGATCATGACATAGTGGCTCCTGGCCCGACAGCTTCGACGAGTTCGAACGGCCAGGGGTGACACGCAGAACGTAACTTCGACGAGCTACGTCCTACGTAACCGCAACAGAGCGGTGCGCAGGGCGCGGCTTTTTGTTTGTCCTTCGCACCGATAACGAAAGGACAAACAATCGTGAGCACACTTTGGCAGCGGCTAAGCCAGGCAAAAGCCGATTTGGTCGCCCAGGGCACGGCAATCCTCGACGCGGCCCAGGGCGAAGAGAGAGAGCTTTCCAGCGAGGACTCGGCGGCCCTCGATGCTATCGAGACTCGGCTGAAGGAACTCACTCCACAACTGGAAGCGGTCGAGCGCCAGCGCGAGCGCGAGAGAAGCCTGCCGGGCGCCGTGGCTTCCGATCCCGACCCGGTAGCGCAGCGCGACACCTTCAAGACCTGGGGCGAGCAGCTTCAGGCGGTAGTGCGGGCCGCGTCGGGCCAGTTCGACCCCCGACTGACGCGGGTCAATGGCGACGGCGCGATCATGGCCGCAACCGGCATGAGCGAGGGTATCCCCAGCGATGGCGGGTTCCTCGTGCAGACCGACTTTTCGACCGAACTCCTACGCCGGACCTACGACTCGGGCCTCGTGGCCGGTCGCTGCCGGCGCATCCCGATCAGCGGCAATTCCAACGGCCTGAAGATCAATGGGATCAACGAGACCAGCCGGGCGGACGGTTCGCGCTGGGGCGGCATCGTGGCGTACTGGAAGGCTGAGGCGGCTGCAAAGACGGCCTCCGCTCCCAAGTTCCGCCAGATCGAGCTCAACCTGAAGAAGCTCATCGGCCTCTGCTACGCCACTGACGAGCTGCTCCAGGACGCGAGTGCCCTGGGTGCGATCATCAGTGACGCCTTCGCGGAGGAGTTCGCCTTCAAGATCGACGACGCGATTATCGAGGGCACCGGCGCGGGTCAGCCGCTCGGTATCCTCAACAGCGGCGCGGTCGTGAACCAGGCGGCAGAGGGCGGGCAACTGGCCCGGACCGTCGTGATGCAGAACATCATCAACATGTGGTCACGGCTGGACCCGCGGTCAAAGGCTAACTGCGTCTGGTTCATCAACACCAACGTCACGCCGGAGCTCTACACGATGGGCTTGGTCGTCGGTGCGGGCGGCGGCCCGGTCTTTATGCCGCCCGGAGGGTTGGCAGATGCGCCTTATGCGCGACTGTTCAACCGGCCCGTCATCGAGATCGAGCAGTGTTCCACGCTGGGCACGGCCGGCGACATCATCCTCGCCGACATGAGCCAGTACCTACTCATCGACAAGGGCGGCATCGAAGGCGCCAGCTCGATTCACCTGAAGTTCAACTACGACGAGACGGTCTTCCGGTTCGTCTACCGGGTCGACGGACAGCCCACCTGGGCGGCTCCCGTAACCCCGTTCAAGGACGCGGCCACGACCCGGACGATCTCGCCGTTCGTCACACTGGCCACCAGGGCCTAGAGGGAATAGGAGGAGGAACAAGTGAGTTACCCGTGGAGTCTTGCCCAAAACCTCAAGATCGTTGCTGCGATCAACCCATCGGCGGGTGCCGCCGTAACCGGCGACTATGTGTGCTTGAAGAACGCGCACAAGTGCTGGGTCCTGATTGGATCTAGCGGAGGAAACGCGACGGCGGCAACCTTCGGGATCAACGAGGCAACGGCTGTTGCCCCAACTGCGGCGGGTGCAAGCGCGGCACTGTTCCCGAACTGGATCAATAACAGTTGTGCAGTGACGGATACTCTCGTCAAGAACGCCGACGCTGCAACCGTGACGACGGACGGTCTTGCGACCCCGAAGTTAATCGTCATCGAGGTCGACCCGGCCTTGCTGACGGCTGGCTATGACTGCATCGCCGTGACCGAAGGCGCGTCTAACGCGGCCAACATCACGGCGGCTGTGTACCTCATAGCCGAGCGCTACCAGCAAGCGACACCGCCGTCGGCAATTCTCGACTAGGCGGACCCGAGACGATAGTGGAGGGCGGGTTTAACCGCCCGCCCTCCTTAACAAAAGGAGTCTGACATGAGTGTTTTGGATAGTGGAGCGGCTTACACGAAGGCGCGGTTGGGTCTTCGGGTTGACAAGACCGCGACAGCGTATGCCGATGGCGACCTGTTCACTGTTGTAGGGCAGGTTCTGATCACCCTCCTCTACGGCGTGGTGACGGTCGCCGCCGATGCTACTGCGACGACAATCCTGCTCAACGAGAAGGCTTCCAGTCTCAACCTCTGCGCGGCCACGACCGTGACGAGCGACGCAATCGGCGAGGTCTACCGGATCACCGGCGATGCGGCTGTCATCATGAACGGCACGGCTAACGTGCCGCGATTGAAGATCGCCAGCCTCCTGAGCGCGTTCCAGAGCGACGCGATCATCTTCGATGGTCAGGCGGGGCTCATCATCGAACAGACAATAACGGGCGCCCAGGCTACCCTCGCGGTTGCCTGGCACCTGTTCTACGTGCCGCTTTCGGACGGCGCCTACGTAGCAGCAGCGTAACAGACAATGCCGTTGGGGCTGGCGCCTAAACAACGTCGGCCCCGGCGGAATACCGATAGGAGACGCCGATGGTGCTCTCGCTCATAACCGGCCCGGCTACCGAACCGCTGACAGTCGCCGAAGTGAAAGCGCATCTCCGCCTAGACGCTGCCTATGGCGAACCCGCGCCCACCGCGCCGACCGTGGCCCTCGTTGCGCCGGCGGCCCCCGGTAACGTCGACAACGGCGCCCATCGCTACCGCGTGACGTTCATCACCGCAGACGGCGAGACAGAAGGCGGCGACATCTCCGCAGCGGTGACGGTCGTGAACAACGCCGTCAACGGCAAGGTGCTGGTCTCGGGCATCCCCGTGGGCGGGAGCGCCGTGACGCAGCGCAAACTCTACCGGACGGTCGCAGCGGGGACCGCCTACCTCTTCCTGGCGAGCGTCGCGGGCAACGTGACCACTACCTACACCGACAACATCGCAGACGCGGGCCTGGGCGCGGCCTGTCCCGTGACGAACACGACGACGGACCCGCAGTTGAACGCGCTCATCAAGGCGTCGCGCCAGATGGTGGAGACGTTCACTCGGCGCGCGCTCGTCACTCAGACATGGAGTTTGGTGCTCGACGAGTTTCCAGATGAACTTCCCGACCTTATCCGTCTTCCCAAGCCGCCCCTGCAAACCGTCAGCAGCATCAACTACGTCGACGCGAACGGCGTGACGCCGACGCTGTGGGCGGCTGCCAAGTACATCGTCGACGCGCCCGAAGGCGAGCAGGCCGAACGCGGGCGCATAACCCTGGCCTACGGCGAGGTGTTCCCCGTGACGCGGGACATCGCCAACGCCGTGACCATCGAGTTCATTGCCGGCTACGGCGCGGCGGGGAACGTCCCCCAGGGAATCAAGCAGGCGATGCTCCTGATGATCGGTCACTGGTATGCGAACCGTGAGGCCGTGAACGTCGGCAACATCGTGAATGAGATACCCATGTCAGCGACCGCGCTGCTGTGGGGATACCGGGCACTGGAGGCGTAGACATGGCTCATCTTATGAGTCTGGCTGAGGTCGAGTTGGCGAAGGCACTCTGTGGGGTCGCTGGAATGGACTCGCAGCGGGTTCAACGAGTCGAGATGATTATGGAGGTTGGCTGCGCGACGATAGTTCGCGTGACGGCACTTGTCCTTGATGACGCGGCTCCGGTCAAGGCAATGCAAACCCAACTGCGCGAATTCAAACTTGTGCCGCTGGAGGCGTAGGCATGTGGAAACTAAGGAACAAGGGCATCGAGATCGGCGATATCGCTCGGTTGACGCTCCGTGAGGGCGACATGCTCGTATTGCAGGCGAAGAGCAGCCTAACGCCCGAACAGGCTGAGCGCCTACGCACATTCGCGGAGTCCGAGTTGTCCGGTATCAAGGTGTTGGTGCTGGAGCAGGGCCTAACCATGACCCACCTGCGACGCGAAGAGGCAAAGGCAACCTGATATGAAAGCCGGAGAGCTCGACCGCCGGCTCACGATAGAGCAGTACACAGAGGCCCAGGATGGCTATGGCGAGCCTGTCAAGACGTGGGCGGTACTCGCTACCGTGTGGGCGCAGGTGACGCCCGTGCGGGGCACAGAGCGCTACGTGGCGCAGCAGGTGAGCGGAGAGGCGGAGACGCGCTTCCGCATCCGCTGGCGCGACGACGTGACGGACAAGATGCGACTGTACTGCGAGGACGTCTACTACAACATCACGGCCGTCCTGGAGATCGGGCGGCGCGAGGGGCTGGAGATCATGGCGAAGGCGTTTGTGCCCTGATGGAACTCACCTGCACCATCGAAGGCTTGTCCAACATGAGGGCGCAGTTCGAGGAGTTCAGCGACAAGGTTCAGCGCGCCGTCATGCGGAAGGCGCTGACGCAGACGGGCAACATCGTGAAGAAGGCGGCGAGGGCGAAGGTGCCCGTGCTGACGGGCGCCCTGAAGAAGTCGATCACGCTGAAGGTGAGCGTCAAGGAAGAGGCGCAGTCCTACGTCACGATCTTTGCTACCAAGCCGCACGCTCATCTGATCGAGTTCGGCCACGCTATCAAGGGTACGAAGGGCGGGCCGAGCTTCGGCTTCGTTGCGGCGCACCCGTTCATGCGGCCGGCGGTTGACGAGAATCACGCCGCGATTCTGGAGGGTTTTGTAGGCTTCATCAACGAGCAGATCCAGAAGCAGGCCGCGAAGGCGAAGGTGACCTGATGGCGGTTGTAGAGAAGCCGACCGGCCTCTGCCCAAGATGCGGCCTGTATCTCGATGATCACAACGGCTGGCTGATGAAGGCTGGCCCGCAATGTCCGGCGCCGAAGCCGAAGGAAACAGGGTAGATGGCGGATCTGGAAACTGTCTTGCAAACGCGACTGACGACCTTCGCCGGACTGACGGCTCTCGTGGGCGCGCGGGTCTATCCGCTGAAACTCCCGCAGACGCCCGTGATGCCAGCGGTGAGTTACCAGCGCATCGACGGGCCCCGGGAGAGCGGCATCGCAAACGAGCACGGCATGGCGCACCCGCGGATGCAGGTCGACTCCTGGGCGTCAACCTACGGCGGCGCGAAGGCCGTAGCCGAGCAGGTTAGGGCGGCGCTGGAACGCTGGTCGGACACGACGACGACGCCCGTGATCTTGGACTCATTCATCGAGGGCGATACCGACCTTTACGAATCGGAGGTCGAGCTCTATCGCGTCAGCATGGACTTCATCATCTGGCATCGAGAGTAAGGAGGAGCAATGACACTCTACATTCAGCGTTCAAAGGCGTTGCGGATTCGCCGGCCGGGCAAGCCCGACCTCGTGTCGGAACGCCCCGTCGACCGCAAGGGGAATTACACGGACGCCACCAAGCCGACGCTCATCGAGATCGACCCGGACTGCGTGGTTGACACGGAGGCGCTTCTGAGGATCGGCGCCATCGAAGACTACGCGCCGGCTGAGAAGCCGAAGGGGAAGGAGGTCGAAGGTGGCTAAGGTTCCCGCTTCCCCAACCCGCGTGTACCTAGACCAGTACGATCTGTCGGGACTCCTGAACTCGACGTCGTTGGACGTGACTCAGGAGACGATCCCCGTCAACGCCTTCTCTGACGTCGGCCCGCGCCGGCTCGTGGGCAACTACGATCACAAGCAATCGCATAAAGGGCTTCTGGATGCGGTCGCACTCGGCTACGACGCGCAGGCATTCGCGCTCTTGGTCGATGGCGATCACTATCTGACGCAACTCTTCGGCGCCAATGCCGCGGGCAACGTCGCCTACGACTCGATTGTGCAACTCTCGGCAGAGCCGCGGTCGGCGGCAGTCGGCGGCGCGGTCCTGCTCGACCTGGAGACGCAGGGCTCCGGCGGCCTAGCGCGCGGCCTCGTGCTGGCGAACAAGATCACCACGGGCGCCGAGAACCTGGCGGGCTACAACATGGGCGCAACCGGCGCGGGCACCGTCCTAGCCGCTATCTTCCGGGTGCTGGCCTTTGCCGGCACGAACATCACCATGCACATCGAGCACGGCGCGGCAGACCCGCCTACGGTTGACGTGACGGGGCTGACCACTACCGCGATGACGGCGATAGGTGTCCAGCGTGTCGCCGTGACGGTGGCAACGAACGCCTGGAAACGCTTAGTGATAGCAGGGACATTCACGTCGGTGACGATCCTCGTCACGTGCGGCATCGTTCAAGGGACTTATGTAGCACCATAAGCAAGTAACTAACTAGGAGGTATATCGCAATGGCGAAGCAACCAGGAAAAAACGCTAACCTGATGGTCAACTCGGTGGTCATCGAGGATGACGTCGACAACTTCAGCCTGAACGTCACGCAGGAGACGCCGGTCGTGACGTCTCTCTCGGACGCTGGCCCCCGGCGTGTCGTGGGTAACTACGACTTCAACGCGGACTTCTCCGGCGCTGTCGACTTCGCAGCGGCCCAGACCGACGCAACGCTGTTCGCCCTCGTCGGAGACGCGGGGAAGGCTGTGGGCATCGACCCGACGGGCGCGGCCGCAGCGGGCGGCTCTGATCCGCACTACGATTCGACGATGGTGCTGGCCAGCTACTCGATCAGTGGCGCCGTCGGCGGGCGTGTCGACTTCAAGGCCAGCCTTCAGGGCAACTCGGCTCTAACGCGAACAGTGGCATAGGAGGCTTTATGAAGCCACAAGCGAGGCAAGTACCCTCTGACGACTGCGTAGTGACCATCGACAGCGTTGACTATGCGCTGCACGAAGGCGAGAGCGTGACCGTCGTGCCCGGCTTCTCCGTCGGCGACATCCAGCTCATGCGGCGGTTCTCCGAGCTACAGCCGCAGTTGGACGCCGCGGCGAACCCCAGCGAGCAGATCGGGATCACGGCGGACACCTGCAACGAGATCATCGAGGTCTTGAGCAAGCGTCTGCTGGCCTGGTCCTGGACGGACGACGCCGGCCGCCCGCTG